GGAAAAGATGATATTGGAAACCGCAAGTGTGGTTAGGCGGTCGCTCTAATGCTCTCTATTCCAATTATTTCAGAGTTTAACGGCAAAGGCATTGACCGCGCTGTAGCAGAATTTAAAAATTTAAAAACTGTAGGAGAAAAAGCACAGTTTGCTATAAAAAAAGCAGCTGTTCCGGCTGCCGCTGCAATAACTGGTATAGCAATTGCTCTTGGTGACGCAACCAAAGCGGCAATGGATGATCAAAAAGAGCAAGAAGCACTTGAACTTATTTTGAAAAATGTGACTGGTGCAACAGACGATCAAGTTGCAGCCATTGAAGATCAAATTTCTAAAATGAGTGCGGCATCTGGTATTGCTGACACAGATTATCGAGTTGCCCTTGAAACTTTGACTATTGCAAGTGGTGATGCTACTCAAGCAATGGGCGATATGAACCTTGTTATGGACACTGCAACGGCTTTACATACAAACTCTGCCGGCGTTGCAGAAGCACTTGCTAAAGCTTATGAAGGCAATTACACAGCGCTTGGTAAATTATCACCAGAAATTAAAACAATGGTTGAGGACGGCGCAGACCTTGACGAAATCATGGGTTATATGGCTGACACGTTTGGTGGTGCTGTTGCAGCAAACGCAGAGACCGCTGCAGGCAAATTGGAAATAATGAAAAACTCTATTGGCGAGACTAAAGAGTCAATTGGCGCAGCACTACTGCCAGTGCTCGAAGCCGTGTTGCCATACTTACAAAAGTTTGCTGATTGGGCACAAAACAACCCTGAAGCGTTTATGTATATTGCCGGCGCTATTGGCATTGTTGCCGCAGCAATTGTGGCCACCAACATTGCTATGGCATTAAACCCATTTAGCCTTATTGCAATTGGCATAGGTTTACTTATTGCTGGTTTAGTTATTGCATACAACAAGTTTGAGTGGTTTAGCACAGGTATTAACGCAGTTATTAACGGCATTATTTTTGTGTTTGAGACCTTTGCAAACAGTTGGATTAAAGTTATTAACGCAATTATTAAGGGTTACAACGCTTTGCCATTGTTGCCAGATATTGGTTACATAGGCGAAATTAAATTAGGCAGAATTGGCGGCAACGAAACAAAAGCAGGCGGCGGAATAACCATTCCCAAAATGGCTGAGGGCGGCATTGTTACTGGCCCAACATTGGCGTTGATCGGTGAAGCAGGCCCAGAGGCAGTTATTCCGTTAAACGGCAGAAACGCTGGCATGGGCGCAAATGTAACTATTAACGTGTCTGGCGGTATCTCAACGAGCGCTGAAATTGGCAGATCAGTTCTTGACGCGCTTACCCAATACACGCAAGTGTATGGGCCACTTAATCTGGCGATTAGGTAATGTCTGGTGCAACCGTCATTACTGGCGGCACATACTTATTAGAACTGTCTAGCGGTTATGACGGTGAAGCCTTTTATTTGGATGACTCAACCCTTGACGGCCCAGACGTGCTTGACGGTGACGGCGAGGACTTTAACGACATCACCGATGTTGCACAGTTAATTACAATCAGTCGAGGCCGCCACAAACCGTTAGACGTATTTGGACCGGGCACAATGTCTGTGTCAATTAGCGTGCCAGTAGGCAACCGTGACTATGACCCGCTAAACACATCCAGCGTGTATTACAACCAGTTGACAGAGCAACCGGGTCTAGCGCCATTGCGCGCAATCAGGGTTAGCCGCAACGGTGAGTACTTGTTTACAGGCGTAGTAACCACGTTTAACCAGACATACAACATGGCTGGAATGACCACCTACAGCATTGCGGCCGCCGACAATACCTATGTGCTGTCACAGGGCAATTTGCCTGAAACGGCCACCACTAGCCAAACCTCATCAGCGCGCATTACAGCCGTTTTAAGCGCTGCAAACTACACAGGCGCTACAAGCCTTACAGCCTCGCCAACAGCCACGCTAGGCGCTTACACCATCGCTAGTGGCACAAACGTAAACGCCTACATAAACCGCATCCAACAGGCCGAGCAGGGCCGCATTTTCTGTGATCGAGCAAACGTGCTGACTGCTCAACCGCGCATTGGCACAACATTGGCAGCGCCTACAGCCACGTTTAACGACACCGGCACAGCCACACCGTATGACAGCATCCTTGTAGAGTTTGACCAACAGTCAGTAATTAACAATGCCAACGTCACAATTGCGTCTGGTGGCACGTTACAAAACGCCAGCAACGCAGCGTCTATTGCAGAGTACTTTACGCAAACTGAGGCAATTACAGACAGCCTGCTTAGTGATGACGCACAAGCTGCCACGCTTGCCAGTTACTTGCTTTACCCAAACCCACGCCCACGCTTTACCAGTGTCTCAACGACATTTGCCAGCCTGACCGATGCCCAAAAAACGGCGTTAGCACCTATTGAGATTGGTCAAACCGTGTCAGTGACTAAGACCTTTACATCCGGCACACCGTTAAGTGTCAATCAAGACTTAAGCGTTGAGGGCATAGATCACGTTATAGACATGAACACAGGCCACCGCATGACCTTGTGGACATCAGCAACCGTCATCCTTGACCAGTTTATTTTAGATGATATTACGTTTGGTGTGCTATCTACCACCAACGCGCTTGGTTAAGGTAAAGTCTAATTATGGGAGCAAACGCGCAAACCTCAGTGCCGCTTTTCGTGGCAAACACTGTGCTTACTGCACAACAACAAAATATAAGCGCTGCTACTGGCGTGCCAGTTTTTGCAACCACCGTTACTCGAGATGCTGCATTTGGTGGTGCAAACAAAGTGTTAGCAGAGGGTCAACTTTGTTATCTCGAGGCCACAGACGTTGTCCAGCAATATAACGGTAGTTCGTGGATTACTGTTGGGCCGTCAACAGGTATTACCTCAGCGATCTTTAACGAAACGCAAGCCAGCGCAACTAACGGCGGTAGCAGTGTTGCAACAACTTTTACAAAACGAGTGCTAAACACAACAGTTGTAAACAACATTACAGGTTGCTCTATTGCGTCTAGCGTAATTACGTTGCCGGCAGGCTCATACGTTGTGACAGCATCAGCGCCGTGTTACGAAAGCAACTTGTTTAAGATCAGGTTGCAAAACACAACAGACAGCACAACGGCCGCATTAGGCACATCAGAATATGAAGGCTCAAGCGCCGTGCAAACTCGAGGCATTTTGTCTGGTTACTTTACAATTACAGGTAACAAAAACTTTGAGTTACAACATTATGTTCAGACAGCGCGTGCAAATCTTGGCTTTGGTAATCCCACAAGCATTGCCAGCGTGAGCGAGGTTTACTCAACAATCCAAATTGACAAGGTTGCATAATGGCTGTACCAACTAAACAACAAATTGACACACAGATTGGTAACGCAACACGCGAACTTGCACCGGGCACAACATGGAAATATAACGAGCCGGGCGATGGTTACTACTGCCTCGAATGGATGGATGACCCTGCACTGCAGCCAACAGAGGCGGCAACAATGCTTAGGGCAACAGAATTAGCAACAGACCCACCAACTATCTAGCCATGACTGTCAATAATCTGCCTAAGTTTCTTATTTTGTTAGTTGGCTTGCTGTGCCTAACCGCGCTAATGATTGCAGACAAAATAGATATGGCATCTGGCGTACCAATGCTGACAATGATTATTGGCTACTCAATCGGCAACGGTGTTAACGCTAAACAAGGCGGCGAGTCAAGCAACGTGTTTGGCAACAAAAAAATTAAGTGATACCTGCCAACCCTAAGATCGTTGGCTCTAGGCCGTACACAGGCAATAGCGATGGTGCATCGGCTGGCCCACTACCCGGCATGGATGAGTGGATACGGCAAGCCATTAAATATGGTGGCGGCGCGTTTTGGAATAACGGCAGTTGGGGAGTACGCAATATGCGCGGCTCAGAAAACTTAAGTGTGCACGCGTGCGGTAGGGCCGTTGACTTGTCGTACAGACCGTCAGAGAAATACCCGACAGCAAACCGTAAAGGCTCAATGGCGTTTCTACGCGTCATCATTGCCAACGCAAACGAGTTAGGCATAGAACAAGTGCTCGATTACTTTCCAAAAGCATTTGGGCGCGGCTACCGATGCGACAGACAAGCGTGGAAAAGTTACAGCAAGCCAACATTGGCAGGCAGTCCGGGTGGCGATTGGTTGCACGTTGAGGTAGCACCAGCATTTCTAGATCAGCCTTTAACCCTTATTCAGCAAGCGTTTAGACGGGTATTCACCGAACTGCCACAGTAATGCCCTAAGGTCAAAGTACCGGCGATAAGGGGGATGCAATATGGCTGATGCCAAAACATACGTTTACGAGGTTTACACCACCAGACTTGACACAGAGCAAATGGTGTTAGTGCAGATATTCCGTGACCCTGAGACAGACAAAGTGTTACACGCGCAATTGTCGTTTAAGAGCGCCGTTGGTGACTCATGGCAAACGCCTTACCAATTGGAGAAAAAATGAGCTATCTAGCAATCAAAATAGGTGCATGGGCAATAAGCGGTTTGGCGGCGTTTGTGTTGTTGTGGGATGCCAGCGCGCCACCAGAACGCAAACTGCAACCGGGCGAACAGA